AATGAAAACATTTAAACAACACCTTTCTGAAGATAATGTAGCAACTCTAAAGAAAATTGTTAGCAACAAACAAAACATGCCGTTGAAAATGAAAGACGGTTCTATGAAAGTAGATTTGTTTACCGCTAGTGCTTTTATTAAAGGTATGGAAAAAATCAATCCTACTAACAAGAAAAAAGTTATGGATATGATTAACAATGGTACAAAAGCACAATTTTTACAACTGCAAAATGTCTTTATGAAAGCAGACGATGAAGATCCAGCAGATGATGATAGTCAAAAACTTCAAGCAATGGATCAAGAAAAACTTGATGAAATTCTTGAAATGTCTGAAGAGACATTTTATAAACACCTAGATGAATTATCAGATGAAGACCTTCTTCAATTAGAAAGTGTTCTTGGTGCATTAGGTAGAGGCGTCAAAGCAGTCGGTAAAGCGGCAGTAGGTGGCGTCAAGAAAGTTGCTAATAGACTTTCAACTGCAGGTCGGGCAGATGCCGCACAAGCAAAACTGGCGAAGATGCAAAAGAGAAAAGCAGACAGAGACAGACTTGCTAAAGCAAAAGCAGACATGGCGGCAATGAAAGCAAGAGAACGAGAACAAAAAGCGGCGAAAAGAGATGCCGAAGATAAAAAGGCAGAGCAAGAGAGAGAAAGAGCAAGACAAGAAAGAGAAAGAAACGCAAAAGCAAATGAAGAAGTCGAACTTGAAGAAGGTAAGATGAAAGAACTTCATGGTTATATTTCTCAAGGAAAGTCTGCAGAGGAAATCGCTAAGTTGATGAAACTTGATGTGAAAACAATCAAGGCGTTAATGAACTCAAAGGAAAGTAACATGAAAAACGAAAGCATTTATGATGCCTCTTTGAAAGTCTTACTTGGTGAAGATGGGTACTCTCAAAATCCTGCGATGGACGGAACAGATAGTGCGTTACATGACATATCGAAAGATGATGTTGTAAAACAACTTAATGCATTTGTTCAATCTATTGCAATGAGAGAATATGTAAACCCTAAAGGTGCTTTACTTCAATTACAAGGCAAGTTAGCAACAATCGGACTATCATTCGATGTTCCTGAAATGCCAGGTGAGAAAGGTAAAGTTGTCGCTGAACTTACTCAGTATGGTGGCAGATATGGTAAAGATACTGATACCAACTATGATGAAGTAATCAATGATGATGGTATCGCACACAGAGGTATTGAAAGAAAACTAGAAATTGAATACGAAACTGTTAGACACGGTTGCACAAAAGTTTATGCAAAAATAGTTTAATAATCTAACATACATATTATGAGATGACTGATATTGAACTAACACATAAAAACTTTTTAGTCTATGCAATGAAGGCATATAACAATCCTCATTGCATGGACACAAATGAGTTTTCTGAAGATATTAAAAGAATTAAGTATGTAAAAAGATTGTTTCGTAAATATAGCGAGACAAAAGTTTTGAGAACGAGACTAATACTTAATCACTTAATGATACTTTACAATGTGTTTGGTGCACAGGCAGTCAAAGAGATGTTGTTTTTAAAAGTAGAACCGAGTATGTACTCAACTTTAAAAACATTTTTAGTATTTTTAAATTATATGAAAGATAGTGAATATGTTGATGTGCCGTTAGACCAAAACATAGTAAAGGAATTAAGAGAAGTATAATGACTAGATTAGTAGATAACTTAATCACATTGAGAATACTAAGACTATTCACAATGAAGTATAAAGACACTAACGCATATAAGTTAGGTCTTATCAATGAAAAAGGTCAACAACTAGTGCCGATGAAAAACTTCACTAGACCTGACCAGTATAATTCCTACACACTTTTACACAGACTAGTATTCAGACTTAGAGGTCTGTTAGAAAAAGTACCTTTCGTAAAAAATAGACTAGCAAACTATGCCGCCGCCTTACTCTTAGTTAGAGAAAGAATTGTAAGTGAAGAAGAGTTTCATGAAAGCGATGATGTACTGCTAGAAAAAATAGAACAATATAAAAAGAGACCTGGTATGTATCTTGCAGAAAAGGCAGTTAAAAGACACCTTGATGACGATGCACCAGCAAATGCTACAGGTCCTGCAGTAGCAGGTACTTCAGGTAGTGGCACAGTAGTTGTACCACCATCTGCAGTTAAGGCATACAAAAAGAAAAATAGAAAAAAAGGTTTGTTCAGAGTTTCACCTGAAACATTTGATAAGTTTAGTAAAGGTAAAAGAAAGTTTGAAAGATGGTCAAACTATCTAAACTTAGAGAATGAAGCAGAAAGAAAGATATACGATTTTGCTAGAAGACATCCTGATGCAATGATTGTATTACAAGACACCGTAACAGACAGACAAAAAGGCATTCGTTTTAATTCATACGGTGGCGGTAACTGGAAAAACATAAGCAGAAATCCATCATTAAAAGAATTTATAGAGAGTGAATAATGTTTATATTAGGTAAAGTTAAACTACTAATTACAGTAGTCTTAATGCTAGGACTAGCAGGTGGGGTAGCATATGTCTATAAATTAAGAGGTGACAATGCTATACTTAAATCAAATCAAGTAAAATTAGAGAGTGCAATAGAAGACCAAAAAGAAGTTATTGCATCTCAAAAAGCAGACTATGAGAAGATTATATCTATCAACGATGAATTAAACAAAAAAATTAACACGATAAATCAAAGTAAAAAAGAATTAGAAAAGAAACTAGCAAAGCATGATTTAAATTATCTGGCAACTGAGAAACCTAAGTTAATCGAAAGAATAATTAATAAAGGTTCAGATAAAATTATGAATGAAATGAATGAGGCAACTAAATGAAAAATGTAATTAGACTTTGTATCTTATTCTTGTTTGTTATGTTAATCATATTACTAACAAGTTGCTCTTTCATGCCTAGAGAAAAGCAGATAGAAGTAGTTACAAAACAGATAGAAAAACCTAAACTCAATATAGAACAAGTTGAACCTTTAGATTTAAAACCTGTTAAGTGGATAGTAGTTACAAAAGAAAATGCTGAACAGATATTTACTAACTTAGAAAATGAAGGTAAGTCTATTGCCTTGTTCGCATTAGATACAGATACCTATGAAGTGCTATCGTTAAACATGGAAGAATTAAAAAGATACATACTAACTCAAAAAGAAGTTTTGATTAAGTATAAAGAATATTACGAACCTAAAGATAAAGAGGATAAAGATGAAGAGTAAATGGAACGACCTTCTATATGGTAAATTTAAAAGACCTAAGAAATGGATGCTAGAAAAAGATTTATCATTTTCTAGTGATTTAACAAAAGAAGATATTAAAAAGTTTAAAGATGCTAAAGTAGATGTTAAAATAACTGCTACAGGTAAGATTACAGTACCAGAGGGTTACATTACAGACTTAGCAAGTGTACCGAGAGCATGTTGGGCATTCATTGCACCATTCGATGTGGCAAGACCAGCAGTAATACACGACATCTTATACGAAAGAATTAATGCTAGAAGACCTTTCTTGACAAAAAAAGAATTTGCAGAAATGAGAAAACTAGCAGACAATGTATTTTTACAAGGCATGAATGCTACAGAACCTTTAGTAGCATCTTGGAAAAAATATAGTGCCTATTACGCAGTAAGATTATTTGGTCGATTTGCGATTAAATCTTCAGCACCAAGGACTTGGTAGATGTGGTTCTTTTTAATTAAATCTATACTGGGTGCAATAGTAGGTCAATCTACTAATGCGTGGTTTAAAAAAACGAAACTTGGAATATGGTTTTATCAAAAGGTAGACCGTTGTTATAACTGGGCGGCAGAGAGATACGATATAAAAGTTTTGACTACCGAAGAGAAGTTGATTAAGAAATTTCCTAAACTAATGGAGAGAATAAATAACTTAGAGAACGAGGTATCAAAACTAAATGGCGGAAGAAAATAATCATCAAAACGGCAACTTGCGTACAGAGATTGCTTTAGTTAAAAAAGACATAGACACATTAACATCTGTTACTAGTAAATTAGATACGGCAATAGATAAGTTAAGTGAAGTTATTACTTCGGTCAATCGAATGATTGCCATACAAGAAGAGAAACTAAGTAATACAGATAAATCACTTGATGACAATATCGAAGTTATACATAATCGAATAGAGAAAACTAGAGCAGAGGTTAATATGGAAGTAGAAAAGTCTCACCGAGTTATAATGGACGAGATTAAGAAGTTAAGAGAAGACCAAACATTACATCATCAATTAGTATCAGAGAGACTTGGCAAACTAGAGCAATGGAGATGGTTAATGGTAGGTGGGGCAATAGTTTTAGGATACCTAGTTTCAACTATACCATGGGATAATATTTTTTAATTTTTCCCTTGACAAACAAATAAGTTTCAAGTATATTATGTTCTATGTCATTATCAACAGACCTTACATACATCAATCAAATATCGCATAAACTTCTTCTATTCAAGAAGAAGAAAGATTATCTGTATAATTTCAGATGTCCTGTATGTGGCGATAGTAAAAAGAAGAAGACTAAAACAAGAGGGTATCTATATCGAGCAAAAGATATGATGCTCTATCGTTGCCACAACTGTGGTCTATCTACAACTTTCGGTAAACTTCTAGAAAGATTAGATAGCGACATGTATAAACGATACATTTTAGAAAGATATTCTAACGGTGAACAACGCCATACGATGCATGATGATATAGAGTATCAATCAGTCGTAATTAAACAGAAACACCTCCTACAGACCCTTAAAACCGTCTCTAGACTATCTTTTGAGCATCCTGTAAGAGATTATCTAAAACGCAGAATGATACCTGAAGATAAGTGGAATGAACTATATCTTGTGAATAATTTTATGACATTTGTTAACGGCATTATACCTAATAAGTTTCCTAATGTCAAGTCTGACCATCCTAGATTGCTAATACCTTTCTATGATGAGAAAGGCAAACTCTTTGGTTTTCAAGGTAGAGCATTCGGTAAAGAGACACCTAAGTATATTACTATCATGTTAGATAACATGCCGAAGTTATACAACCTAGACAAAGTAAATTTATCGGAAAAAGTGTATGTAACAGAGGGTCCTATTGATGCAATGTTTATAGATAATTCTATTGCAATGGCAGGTGCAGACTTACCTGTAGAGTATAGAAAGTATGATGTAACATATGTGTTTGATAATGAACCTCGCAATCCTGAAATAATCAAGAGAATGAAAAAGGTAATAGAGCAAGGTGCATCAATTTGTATCTGGCAGGACTCTATTGTTGAAAAAGATATTAATGATATGATAGTTGCAGGTTATACACAAGGTGAGATTAAGGATATTATAAGTAACAACACTTACTCTAATCTCGGAGCAATGAACAAGTTAAATGAGTGGAAGAAATGCGTATAGATGTAATAGATAATTTTTTGATGCCCGATGAGGTAGTAAAATATCAGAGAAAAGTAAAAGAGTTAACATGGAATGCATTTGAGAGAGATATATTTCAGCAAGATAATGTCTTGTCAGGTATGATTGCAGATTTAAATCCTGACTGGCGAGAAGAGTTTGATGATAAAATTTTAACAAAAGCACAAGAGTTAACAAATGTAGATTTATGGATAGGTCGTGCATATATGAATGCATGGAAGGCAAATGAAATTTGTTTACCTCATAGAGACTACAATCATACAACCTGTTTAGTTTATATGAACATTGATGTGGGTATACAACATGCAGGCGAAACAGTATTTTTTGATGATGAAAATGACGCAGTAGGAATAGTATCACCTAAACCTGGTCGTGCAGTATTCTTTGATGGATTTAAATTGCACAGAGCAGGATCTGTGAATAGTCTTTATATGAAAGATTATAGATATACACTTGCCTACAAGTTACATCATAAAGACGATGATAAAAAGACAACAGAGATGGTAAAACATAACCCTGAAGAAACGAAACTAAACAAGGATTAAATATGAGAAGTGGTGGATTAAAACATAGAGATGAAAAAGATATTAATTATAACTTGTCAGCAAGTAAAGTAGAACCTGATATAGTTACCTTCGATAATATTATCACACAAAACGATACTGAAGAGTATCAAAATATTATAAATTTTAGAGAAGATGAAATACAAGACCTTGCTGAAAGATGTCTAGGTCAGATTGTTGATGAGCATCCTAGCATGAAAGAATACAAAGGTAAACCTGTACTCTTTCCTGAGGTCATTCATTATAAGCATGATGAGTATCCTGTACCTTTCAAAGGTGCAGATGATGGTATAGTTGTTATGTGTAATTTTTCAAGAGCATGGTCTAATCATTGGGGTGGTGAAACATTATTTTTTAAAGATAGTGAACCTTGCGAGTGTATTACTAGTTTTCCTGGTAGAGTTATTGTAGTAAAAAATAATTGTGCTTGGCAAGTTAGACAACCTAATATAAACGCAACACAAAATTTATTATATTTAATATTCAGAGTAAAAAACTAATAGAGGGAAAAATGAACAAAGAAGCAATTTCTGTAGTAAAGTCGGACGGTTCAAACGAACCATTAGATATCACGAAAATTCAAAAAATGACACAACAAGCATGTGAAGACCTTTCAGGTGTTTCATCATCACAAGTAGAGATGAATACAGGAATACAGTTCTTTGATGGTATTAATACAAAAGATATACAAAAGATTTTAGTTAAATCTGCCTCAGATTTAATTTCATTAGAAAATCCTAATTACGAATATGTTGCCGCAAGACTATTATTGTATGGATTGAGAAAGCAAGTATTCGGTCGTTTCGAATATCCTAGACTAAAAGATTTGGTTAAAGAGAATATCGAAAGAGGTGTTTACAATAAAGATTTAATTTCATATTATGATGATGCTGAATGGAATAAACTAGAAAAGTTTATTGACCACGATAGAGATTATTTGTTTACCTATGCAGGTCTTCAGCAAGTAGTTGACAAATATTTAATACAGGATAGAAGTTCAGGTGAGATATATGAAACCCCTCAGTTCATGTATCTACTTGTAGCGGCGACTTTGTTCGCACAATATCCAAAAGAAAGTAGGTTATCATATGTTAAAAAATATTACAATGCGATATCTAGATTTAAAATTAATATACCAACTCCTGTTCTCGCCGGTGTTCGTACTCCTATTCGTCAGTTTGCATCTTGCGTCTTGGTTGATGTGGACGATACTTTGGATAGTATTTTTAATTCTGATAGTGCTATTGGTTATTATGTCTCAATGCGTGCCGGCATCGGAATCAATTCAGGAAGGGTTAGAGGAATCAACTCAAAAATCAGAGGTGGTGAAGTTCAGCATACGGGTGTCATCCCTTTCCTTAAAAAGTTTGAGGCAACAGTTAGATGTTGTACTCAAAATGGTGTCAGAGGTGGTAGTGCAACCACTCACTTCCCTATATGGCACAAAGAAATAGAAGACATCATTGTACTAAAAAACAATAAAGGTAGTGAAGATAATAGAGTTAGAAAACTAGATTATTCTATTCAGTTATCTAAACTATTCTATGAAAGATTTCTAAAGAACGAGGACATTAGTTTATTCTCACCTCACGATGTACCAGGTCTATATGATGCATTCGGTACAGATGAGTTTGATGAACTATATGAAAAGTATGAGAGAGCATATTCAGTACCTAAGAAAAAAGTAAATTGTCAAACTTTGATATTAGAACTCTTAAAAGAAAGAGCGGAAACAGGTCGTATTTACATTATGAATATTGACCATGCAAATAGTCATAGTTCTTTCAAAGATAAAATTAATATGTCAAACTTGTGTCAAGAAATCACACTACCTACTAAACCTATTCAAAGTCTGAATGATACCCAAGGTGAAATTGCATTGTGTATTTTATCAGCAATCAATGTGGGTATCTTGAAAGACTTAGATGATTTAGAAGAACTATGCGACATATCTGTAAGAGCATTAGATGAGATTATAGATTATCAAGAGTATCCTGTCAAAGCGGCAGAGATATCTACAAAAGCAAGAAGAAGTTTAGGTATCGGTTATATAGGTCTTGCACACTATCTTGCAAAACATAAAGTTAAGTATAGTGATAAAGAAGCATGGAAACTTGTAGATGAATTATCAGAGGCATTTCAGTATTATCTATTGAAAGCATCTACTAATCTTGCAAAAGAAAAAGGTAAGTGTTCATACTTTGATAAGACTAAATATAGCGATGGAAAATTACCGATTGATACATACAAGAAAGATGTAGATGATATCGTAAAGAGGAAACTAAGTTATGACTGGGATGGCATTCGCAAGAGCATTAGAACACATGGGTTACGCAACTCAACCTTATCGGCACAGATGCCATCAGAGAGTTCGTCTGTGGTCTCAGGTGAAACGAATGGTATTGAACCTCCTCGTGATTACCTTTCTGTTAAGAAAAGTAAAAAAGGTACACTTAAACAAATAGTACCTCAGTATTCTACTCTTAAAAATAATTATACTTTGCTATGGGATATGCCTAATAACGATGGTTATATTAAGATAGTTGCAGTAATGCAAAAGTATTTTGACCAAGGCATATCAGGTAACTGGTCATACAATCCAGCAAACTATGATAATAATGAAGTGCCTGTGTCAGTTATGGCACAAGACTTGTTGACTACCTATAAGTATGGTTGGAAAACATCTTACTATCAAAATACAAATGATGGTAAAACAGATGATGAACCTAAACATTCTATAGGTTGGCATGATGAAACAAAACCCCAAGTAGAGCAAGACGAAGACGATTGCGATGCTTGTAAGATATAAAAGGATAAACAATGGCATTTTTATGTAGCAACTTACCTCATGTAGATGTTTTTGTAAAAAAAGAATATCTGTATGACTTAGAAAAAGGTCATGGTGAATTAGAACCAGGACTATGGATTTCAGTTAAATCTATTCAAGGTAGAGCATTATACTTTGAAACTTATTTACCAAACTATGGTGCTTTATATGATAAGTTACCTATATCAGCATTTGTTTGGAAAGAAGATTACGGAGAAAGTTTGCCTTTGTCAGAGTTGCAATTATGGGATTGTTTCAGTTATGATATATCAGTAATAGAAAAGAATTTCTTAGGTGGTAATATGTGTAAATATCTATCACCACAAAAGAAGTGGTATGGTGGACATTACATGTTTACTATAGATAGTTGCAATGCAACAAATCAAGACATAAATGTTGGTTTTAGTGAAACACCTAGTCAACATAAATCGTTTAACATTATTAAGTTAGAGAATGGTCATTTTGCCGCTCAACCTAATAATAGAGTAATATTTTATGATAAGTCTTACACCCCTAGCAAAATGAAGATGCCTGATTTTAAAGTTTCTACAGTAGAGTATGGCGTAGAAGGTGAGAACAAGTGGACCGCAGGTGATAGCGAAGACTTTTTTTATGATTTAAAAGAAAGAGAGTAGAAAGAAATGGTAAGTGTATTTAATCAAAAGAAAGTTGACTTTACAAAACAAGCGATGTTTTTTGGTGAAGACCAAGGAATGCAACGATATGATGAGTTCAAATATCCTATATTCGACAAACTAACACAAAGACAATTAGGTTTCTTCTGGCGACCTGAAGAAGTATCTTTGCAGAAAGATAGAAACGATTATAACGAATTAAGAGATGAGCAAAAACATATATTCACAAGTAATCTAAAGTATCAAATACTTTTAGATAGTGTTCAAGGTAGAGGTCCTGCATTAGCATTCTTACCTTTTTGTTCTATACCTGAATTAGAAGGTTGTATTGTAACATGGGACTTCATGGAAACTATTCATAGTCGTAGTTATACCTACATGATTAAAAACTTGTATCCTGATCCAAAAGAAATATTTGATAAGGTTATTGACGATAAGAGAATAATGGAAAGAGCAGATAGTATTACAAGATGCTATGATGACTTCATTAACTCAGCACATGCATATAATGTAAATGGTAAAGGTTCTATGAAAGAGTTAAAAAGAAAACTCTGGAGAGCATTAGTTACTGTAAACATATTAGAAGGTATTAGATTTTATGTTTCATTTGCATGTACTTTTGCTTTCGGTGAATTAAAACTTATGGAAGGTAGTGCTAAGATTATTTCATTCATAGCGAGAGATGAAAGTCAACACCTTGCGATTACTCAACATATAATTAAAAATTATATGAGACATGAGAACGATAAAGAAATGTTAGAAGTAATCAAAGAAGAAAGAGATTTTGTATATGAAATGTATAAAACTGCCGTCAGCGAAGAAAAGAGATGGGCACAATATCTATTTAAAAATGGTTCTATGATAGGTCTTAATGAGAAACTATTATCAGACTATGTTGAATGGGTAGCAAACAAAAGAATGAAGGCAATAGGACTAGATACTATATATGGTATCAAACCGGGAGATAATCCTCTGCCTTGGACTATGCATTGGTTAAATAGTTCAGGTCTACAAAATGCACCACAAGAAACTGAAGTTGAAAGTTATATCGTGGGTGGCATTAAGCAAGATGTAGAGAAAGATACATTCAAAGGTTTCAAACTGTAATGAAAGAAAAATTATCCTGTATTCATTGCGAGGCAGTATTCACAATATCTCATGATATGGACGAAAACTATTTTGAGATTACTATGTGTCCTTTCTGTGGTGGTGAATTAGAAGAGAGAGATTTAGAAGACGAAGAAGAGGAATAGTGAGTTGTATAATGACAAAGAACCTGCACGGTATTATGATTGGATGTTATGGAAACTTAGACAAGAGAAGGAACAAAACATGGGTACAACATTTGGTATAGAACTATATAACGATAAAGAAGAACCAGTTCAAGATAAAATAGATTTAAAAGATTACTTAGAATTTGTAGAGAGTGTTACAAGTCCTGAGAGTATGAATATATCATCTACAAAAGGAAGACTAGATAGTTTAGAGTACGGTAAAACACCTGTGAACATTGCAAGTTTACTAACAGGTGGTATGGGACTATCAAGCGAAACAGGAGAGTTTAATGAAATCATTAAGAAATGTTTATTTCAAGGTAAACCACTTGACGATGACACTAGGTATCACCTTATGCGAGAACTTGGTGATATTATGTGGTATTGGGTTACTGCATGTCGGGCACTAAATTATAACCCTAACGATGTTATAAAAGAAAACATAAAGAAACTACAAGCAAGATATCCAGATAAAAAATTTGATGTTGAAAAGTCTGAAAACAGACAAGAAGGAGATTTATGACAAGAAAACTAAATGTGAAAATATCTGATGGAATAGAGTTCAATGAAGAGAAAGAAGGATTATCTTTTAAAAAGATTATCAAAGCAATACAAGGTAGTGTACCTAAAAATACAACTAGATTAAAGGTGCAGTACACTAATCGAAAAGGCAACTTCATTGACAGATGGATTAGAATACCTATGGGAAGAGAGAAGAAGTTAGGAAGATAATAATGGCAGTTATCGGCATAGACTACTCATTAAGTAGTCCTGCTATATGTGTTAGTGAAGATGAAGATTGTAACTTTGATAAATGTAAGTTCTTTTATCTAACAAATAAAAACAAATACGACACTACTATAGCAAATAAATTTCATGGGGAGTTACATAAACCATGGAACACACCTGAAGAAAGATATCATAACATATCATCGTGGGCGATGAAAATCATCAATGAATATGAACCATTTCATATCACAATAGAAGACTATGCCTTTGGTGCTAAAGGTAGGGTGTTTCATATTGGTGAGAATATGGGTGTATTGAGATATAGAATATATCGTGGTAAATACAATTATGCAGTAATATCGCCTAGTGAAGTAAAGAAGTTTGCTACAGGTAAAGGTAATGCGAAGAAAGAATTAATGTACGAAAAGTTTTACGAAGAGCATAAATATAACATGATTAAAGATTTTAATCAGACAACACTAGATAACCCTGTAACTGATATAATAGACAGTTACTATATTTGTAAGGTAGGTATATGTTTACTGCAATCATAACCCTACTATCGGCATTAAGTATATCATTTGTCGCCGCCATGTATTCGATATTCGGACTCATGGCGATTTTTTCTAGTGCCGCTATAGCAGTTCTAGTTATGGGAACTGTTTTAGAAGTAGGTAAATTAGTAACCGCATCCTGGTTGTATCAAAACTGGAGACGAACACCTTGGATACTTAAATCGTATCTAACAGGTGCAGTTGTAGTTTTAGTATTTGTAACCAGTATGGGTATCTTTGGTTTCTTATCGAAAGCACATCTAGACCAAACTGCATCTGTAGGTGATAATTCATTAGAGATACAAAACATCGAAAGATTAATCAATAATGAAAACAGAGCAATCACCGATGCTGAATTAGTCATAAAACAGTTAGACGATGTTATACAGACATTGATTGACTATGATAGAATTAGAGGTAAAGATGGTGCAGTTAAAACAAGAGAGAAACAAAAAGATGAACGAGAAGAGTTAAACTCAATTATCAGCAATTCAACAAATACGATTGTTGAATTAAATGAAAGAAAGATTATTTTAGAGAAAGAACAACTAGCATTAGAGTTAGAAGTAGGACCTTTAAAATATATCGCTGAATTAATATATGGTGATGATGCAAAAGACTATTTTGATGAAGCAGTTCGTTGGGTAATCATTACATTAATTTTTGTATTTGATCCTCTTGCAGTTTTATTATTGATTGCCGCAAATCAATCATTCAAAGATTTAAGAATGAGAAAGATTGAAAAAGAAAAGATTGGAAACTATGAAGATATAGATAGTGATAATATAAATGATATAGGCAAAAAGATTGATAAAATAGTAGCAGAGGATACGACTTATGAGAACGAAGTTCAAGATGCCATACAAGAGTCCGATAGTTTGCCTGAAAAGTCGTTGGGTAAAAGGTCAAGTAAAAGACGAACTACGAAAAAAAATAAGAGAGGGACTAGTCCTAGAGATACTGGACAAGAAATATCCGAAGTCAAAGAAATAGTCGATAGAGATAACAATGAACTTTGGGAGAAGTTTTCTGCTAAGGAGAGACTTGAAAAAAGAGTACCTAATCAAGGATATCCAGAAGTAGAAGAAGATAAATAGAACTATGGAACTAGAGAAAAGAATATTAAATCTAATCCGTAAAAGCGATGATAAGTCGTTTTACGCCGAGGTACGAGCATACCCGAATAGATATGCGAGACTAGAGAATGAGACAATTAAGGTTTCATATTTAGATAGTGAAGACAACATGACAAGAAAAGATGTTGATTTGAACTATGTAATCGCAAAGGCAGAAGAGTGGTTGTGGGAGAACGATGATTTCAAAGCAAACTTCATCATTCCTGAACCACAACAATCATCTGCAACTCAAACGCCTAGAAGTGTATCACCTATTCAAGAAAAAGGTACACATTTAGAAATAACCCTAGGCAAATCTCAATAGAGAAATATAGGAGGATAATATGATTAATTGGATAGTCGCAAGACTAAAAGAAATGTCAACATGGAGTGGTGCTGGTTTAGTAGCACTTTCACTTGTGATATTACTAGCAGGACCATTCGTACAATACCTTGCATGGGCAGGACTCATATGGGGTATAATTTCGATGATTAAATCAGGTTAATCCTAGACTACACGAAACCCCCTAGAAATAGGGGGTTTTTTTTCACTTTTTTTTCACTTTTTTTGCATTTTTCCCTTGACATGTGGCAATAGTTGTGCTATTGTATATGTATGATGAGAATTAAAAAAGAGGAAAAAACAATGATTGATTTTATTAGTGCAAATAATGGTGGAATTGAGTTTCATGCTGGATTACAAAATCAAGTAGGTTTCGCAAAAACTGCCGAAATGGTTGCTTACATTATCGAAACAAAAGGTCTTGCAAATCGTGTGATGCATAGCAGTAGCATGGACTTTGCAGATGAATATGACTTTGCTAATTATGATGATGCATGGAAGTTATGGGACAAAGGTCTTAACATTTTACGAGACAAAGGAGTTATATAAAATGAATGTTGCCGTGATGAAAGAGATTGTTCGTGAAGAA